ATTGAGGGAATATTTGCAGACTGGCACATAAAGTCAACCTTCGGTGCCTTTGAAAGGATAAATTTGAACCCTACAGGAGACATGTAGTTCCTGTTGGATATTTGTTTTGCAAAGGGAGATTGACTCATGAGAGTTTTATTTGTATTTAGATAAAAAAAGAGGGGTCCGAAGACCCCCCTGCACTTCCTTCACACGGAGTGAAAGTATATCACATAAGGTTGGTAACGGCAACGCGACGATAGTAGCGGTTGCTGTTAACGGTAAGAGTACCATTACCCTGGGTTGTACCCTGGGAGAATGGGTTCTCAACCATGCCATAACGAGTCTTGAAGCCAATTTTTGGCTGGAAGGTGTTCTCGCCGACGGCGCGTACCATCTGCAGAGGTACGTAAGGGCAGTAGAAGAGACCAGCGTCATAAGGGGAAGCACCCTTATAACCGATGACGTAGTACTGAGTTGCAGCACTGTTGGCAGCATATGGGTCAATGTAGACTCTATACTTACCATTGATTACACCAGCGAAGGTGTTACCAGTGTCATCAACGTTGAGGTTAGCGTTAAGAGCAGGGGTGTAGTCCAGAACACCAGCCATGGTCAGTGCAGAAGCAACGTCTGCAGAACACATGATGATGTTACCCTTCCCTCTACGAGTTCTCTGGGCGATTGCGTTCGCATCTCTTTCGATTTGGAACAGGAGACCCTTGAACTTCTCAACAGACCAACGACCGTTGGAGTCAACGTCGAGGTTGAAAGTACCAGCCTGAGCGGTGTTGACCTGAGCACCAGTCTCAGCAACTTTGTAGATGGTACGGATGACTTCGCGGTTGATCTCAGCAAGAATCTCAGTAGAGAGAATGTTTGCGAGTTCAGCCTCAGCATTCAGACCGTGAATTGCCTTCAGGTCCTGAGCCAGTTCCATCGAGTACTCAGCTTTCAGAGCACGGGACTTGGCGGTAACGGTGACCTTCTCGATCGAGAAAGCCATTTCGTTGAAATGGTTGCTGCTTGTACCAAGACCTTCAGCGTCGTCGGTACGCATACCCTGACCAACATCGTAACCAACTTGGGTTGCGTTGCTGGAAGGATTCAGAGCACCAGGGTTGGTTCCACTCTGAGCGGTAGTACCCAGACCAGTTGCAGCATTAACGAAACCGTTAGTCTGCGCGTTGGTCGAAGCCTGACCAGAGAATGCAGTATCTGCTTCGTTGAAGAATGCTTCAGTACCCAGTCTAGCATCAGCGTTGGTTCCGTCAACATAACGGGAACGCATCGCGAAGATGAGTCCAGTAGGAGCGTTCATTGGTTGAACGCCAGCCAGGTCATAAGCGACCAGGTTAGGCATGGAGCGTCTGATCAGGGAGATCAGAACAGGGTCGAAACCAGCAACAGGGCCGGTTGCGGTGGCGGATCCAGTGTATCCACCGTTACCGACGCTCATAGTAGGAGCTTCGGACAGGAATGATTTTTCCTCGGAAAGGAATCTCTCTTGGTTCTCCAGGAGTTGAGCGGTTACTGCGCGACGATGGGAATCCTTAATTGGATCAAGACCATCATGCTCAAGAAGGGGTGCCCACTTCTCCTGCAGATGTTCGGCATTGAACATTTGCGTTTACCTAATGAATGTGTACGTTTGTTGTGTTAATAAAGTTGAAATCACTTCTGAACTGATCTGGAAAGTACCTGCATGTAAGCGGCCATCGACCCAGAAACATCTTGGTCGGTGCTTTCGGTCAGGACTTCAGAATCATTTCTCTTAGGAGAAGACTTGAAATACGACTCTTTCAGAGTCTCAAGCTTACCCTTATAAGACTCTTCACTCTCAAACTCTACACCCTCAGCAAGGGAAGCGAGCTTGTCTTTCTGAACAGTCGTCAGACCTTCAGCGACATCGGAAAGGATACCACCAGCAGTTGCCTCGGAGAGACGCTTGTTGATCGAAATATTCTTCTCAATTTGCTCGTTGAGTTTTGTCTCCATTTCATCTAACTTGTCTACCATAGACTCAACAACATCATATTTTTCTTCAGGGATAGTTACATAATGATTTTCAAAAAGACCCTTCATTCCTTCAAGGAATGATTCGGTCATTTCGGTTCTAAGGCCGTGTTCGACTGCGATTGCATTTTCGGTGATCCACTCGTCAGCGACATACTCCAGATAGGAGTCAACACGCTCGACCAGTTCTCCCTTCATTGCTTCAACTTCTTCTACAAGTTGAGCTTCGTAGCGAACTTCGAGGGCCTCTCTGATTTCGGTTACTTTAGACTTCAGAGCAGCTTCGAAAATAGTCTTGGCTTTATCTCTAAACTCTTCGGAGAGTTCTTGTCCACCGAGAAGAGCATTAACGTCTTCTTCGACATCAACGTCGTCGGTGATTTCGGGGAGTTCTTCAGCAACAATCTCTTCGACTGTTTCTTCTACAACTTCCTCTTCTGTAGCTTCGTCTTCAGCGATGATTTCGGTATCCTTAATCTCAGACTCTTCTTTTGAAAGAGCGCCCTTTACGGACTTGAGATTTTTGGCATGACCGCCTTCACCACCTGGGTCCTTAAGTTTTGCACTATCGTCATCTGGACGATAGTTTTCTGGAGTAGGACCGCCGAGATCTTCATAACTTACACCAGCCATAGTCTGCATAGGCTCAGCAGGTGCAGCACCTCTGGTCACGGCGTTCTCCATTTCTTGTAAATTCCTCTTACGGGACATCTGAACTCTCCGATTTAACCTTGTAATTAAACTATATTTATTTATAAATTAGAGATTTGCTAAGAAATCTTGGAACAGATCTAATTTCTGTTCGTCAAGTTGATTTTGATCTACAAGAGTGTTGATTCTCTTATAGGTTTTTTGTGCATATCTTTCGCGAAGAATGCCGCCATCCCAGACCCACTCTTTGCCTTCCATAATACCATCTACAAATGCATCAGGTGCAGATGGGTCAGCAACGATATCGGCAGCAGTAGCAAGAGTAAAATCTTCTCCTACCACGCTGTATCCTTCACTACACTTATTTAGTGAACCAACACCACGAGAAGATACACCTAACTTAACTCCCTCACCAAGGAGAGACTTAGCGATGTTACCCATGGGGGTGGAAAGAATTTGTGCCTTTCCAATGAAGTTATTTCCCTCTTGACGAAGAGAAGTAATCTTGTGAGAAACACGATCGAGGTTGACGGTAGGACCATCGGGGTGACCGAGTTCACCAAGAGCACGGCCCTTCTGAACGAAGTTTTCGTTATAACGATTTACTTCGCTAGCAAGAGTTGAAATGGGATACATTCTCCCATTACGGTTCTTGATTTCTCCCTGAAGGAATACACCTTCAATAAAGAGGTTCTTTTTACCGTTGCGTTGTTCAACGATAACCTCAACGGTTTCGATTTCTTCTCTAATTAGTTTCATTAGCCTGCGCCTGAAATTTGTACTTGTTGTGCGTATAGTTTGCCAGATCCACTGTCAGTTCTAGCTGCAACAACTAGAGTTTTTCTTGCCTTCGCATCAGTGAATGATGCATTAGCGGCTGTCAGAGCTCTGCTGTCATAATCAATGGTTAATCTCTCAGAGAAATAACCATATGTATTTGCACTGCTGTCTACTGCTAATACTTTTCCTGTTGTATTAAAACCAGTTACTCCTGTCACACCAGTAATGGTGAGAACATCATCTACTACAAATGGATTTCCAGTACCTTCAGGGAGGTCGATAGTGGTTATACTACCAGTTGAAATACCAGCAATAGGAGAAGAACCAGGGCTTAACGCAAGAGTTGCGGTGGTTCCTGCAGGAACAAAATAGTTGGCAGTAGTAGCAACAGCAGTGGTTCCAATAGCAACGTGAGCGTTTTGCGAAAGTGCAACAACTCTCAGAGTATCTGACTGAACAGTAAACTGTGCAGACTGTGCTGATGTGGCTGAAGTATTAAAATTAATACTATCTCCAACTGGTGAATGTGCCATTACTCGTCCTCTTCGGTTTCTAATTCATTGTCAATTTCACCGATTTCATCTGCATCGGTCTCATCATCTTCTTGATCCTCAAGACCAAACATAGCATCTGCTACATATGGTCTAGCGAATTCAATCCTTTCTGCAGCTTTTTGATATAACGCATTTTTAATTGCATCACTTACTTCAGACGGAGAATCATCCGCAATCATCAAATCCATTAATTCATCCATAGATCAATATGTGTATATCTATGTTTTTATTTATATCTCACCACCTTTGGGTGCTCCTGGAGACTCAGGTGCTTCGATTGGAGCTTCGTCAACTTCCATATCTTGTGGGAGATTACCCATGCCACCCGCAGATTGCATAGCCATATTTGCCATCATCATCTCTTCTTCAGATGGAGGAATGATTCCGGCTTCTTTCTCTGCAGCAATCTGAACATCTTGTTCAATAATTTCTTGATCAGTCTGACGTAAAACCTTACGACGAACATAATCAACAGAGAAGTACTTTCCAATATATGGATCTGCACTTGCAAGAATACCCAGCCTCTCTTGCATCAACTCAGCATCTTTCAGTTCTGCAAAGTGATTATCATAGAGATAATCATACTGAATATGATCACTCATGCTGTCCCATTCTTCAGGAGTTACAACATTTTTAAGAATCAGTTGAGTTCTAAGAACGTCATGGAAGAGATGACTAAATCTCTTTCTCATTCTTCCA